TAGAAACCGGTGCTGTGTATGCTCCATACATCCCACTCGTACAAACCCCATTGGTCTATGATCCAGTCAACTTCACTCCACGTCGTGGTGTGATGACTCGCTACGCCAAGAAGATTGTCCGTCCAGAGTTCTACGGCAAGATTCTTGTCGGCGATCTCGACCAAGTATAATCTTGGGTAGACGATAAAGTCTAAACGAAGCCCCACTCGAAAGAGTGGGGTTTTTTATTTGCGTTTTTATACCTTTCCATAAATTCATGATATTTATGGCAATATGGAAAATACAGGCATTTACAAAATTACAAATACGGTTAATGGTAAGTTTTATATTGGATCATCTAATGATATCAAACATAGATGGAATGAACACAAATCCAAGTTAAAATCCAATCGTCATATTAACACAAAATTACAAAATGCTTGGAACTTTTATGGTGAAGATAAGTTTTTGTTTGAGGTTGTAGAATCTACGGATGATAACCAATCAATTTTATTTGAGAGGGAACAACACTATTTAGATTTGTTTAAACCTTATATGAGAGACATCGGTTATAACATTTGTACTAAAGCAGCGGGAGGTGATACGATTACACACAATCCAAATAGAGAACAATTTGTTCAGAAAATGTCAACGTTATGTGCTGGTGAAAACAATCCAATGTTTGGAAGAACTCATACACCCGATGCGATTGCTCAACAAAAAGAAAAATCAAAAGGAAAATTTACGTTAGATTGGTTTATTAACAAATACGGTGAAAAAGATGGTAAAGTTAAATACGACGAACGACGCAATATACTATTGAACAGAAAAATGAACTATTCTTATTCAAATGGATTTGAAGGTAAAAAAAGAACATTCATGACCGATACAGTTCGAAACAAAATTTCGTCAAATAAAGCTAGATTAAAAGAATTAAAACCACAAATTTTGTCAGATATTCAATCAGGTCAGTATACCATTAATCAACTAGCTGAAAAGTATCAAATCAGTACAACATCGGTTAAATATTATAAACGTAATTTGAAATAATACTTATTTATATCTATGATCAAACTATCAGGAATTATTGCTGGCGAAAACTACAATCCGGAACCAATGAAATTGGTAGGTAAATGTGTAGTTAGTAAAGAACTTCAATTTCATTTGGATAAAGGATTATCTTTATGTGAAAACGTATTTCGTGCATATACTGAAAAGTACTTTGAATTGGTCAAGGAAGTACGTGATTTGTATGAACAAGATTTGATTGAAATCAATGACGACGACCTAGAGATGATTGAAAGTGATCTTTGTCAAGTGGGTATGTATGAAGGACGTGAAGTTTATCTTGATGCTCCTCTTGAGGAAGAAGAAGATCATTTACATGAAGTTAAGCACCGTGGTCGTACTGTTCATTTGAACAGACCATTTAGAACTCCCGGTGGTGCCAAGAAGTTTGCTGTGTATGTTAGAGGAAAAAATGGTAACATCAAGAAGGTCAGTTTTGGTGATCCAAAAATGAGAATTCGTGCTAGTAGCAAAGCTCGTAGAAAGAGTTTTAGAGCACGTCACAAGTGTAGTCAAAAGAAGGATCGTACAACAGCAGGATATTGGAGTTGCAGAAGTCACCGAATCAAGAGTTTGGGAACCAAGGGTAAAGGAAGATACTGGTAATATATGATCAAGTTAAAGCGATTGATTGAAAATGTAGAATGGCCTACTACCAGTCCTAACGAGAAAATTTGGTATCACGGAAGAACTGTAGACAGTGAATCGTTTTCATATGATTATGTTGGTGGAGAAAATGCACATGATCAAGAAGGACCGGGGTTTTATTTTACCAGCAATTTGAATGATGCAAGAGCATACGCACAACCCAATGGTATCATATTGAAATGTCACATTGACTATAAAAAGTTAATCATAAAAAGTGATACTTCTAGTACCAAAACCAATAAAAAGGTGTTGGTTGATTTGATTAACAATAGTCCAAATAAAGAATATACATTGTCTAACTTTGATGAAAATCCAAGAATAGCAATGATCAATGCGGTTAATGCATATTTGAGATACGAAGATGCATTTGATTCTTATCAGATTCTTGCTCGGGATTTCTATAGATATGAAGCAAAAGAGTATTTGGAGACGTTATCCAAGTATTATGATGCTCAGTTAACAACAAAAGAAGGTTCGATGGATGGACATCGGCTATATCATTTGATTGTGTACAAACCTTCGATAATCAAAGTTTTAGATAAAATGAAATATGAATAGACACGTAGAAAAAGGATGTTTAATGGCAATGGTGGAACCAACTTATGGTCCTCACATTGTTCGTATTGGTAAGACTGCAATACCTCCAGAGATATTGTATACTGATCCAAATGATCCAACATATGGTTATGATGAAGAGCCACATGTAACATTGAAATATGGATTTTTACCTGATTTGCAACGTAAAGATGTTGCTACAATATTGAAAGGCGTAAAACCATTTAACATCATTTTGAAAGCATTGAGTCAATTCAACAATGAGAATTACGACGTGGTTAAGTTTGATGTGGATAAGAACAATCAACAATTGATGGAGTTGAGAAACAGATGTGATCGATTGCCAAACGAAGATAGTTATCCTGATTATCATCCTCATATGACACTTGCGTATGTTCAAAAGGGTAAGTTTCCACATACCAAAGACGGATTGAATATTGTTATTCCTATTACCCGATTCAAATACAGCGGTCCACAGGGTAAGTATTATATCAATCTGTGAGTCATCCTTATACAGAGACGGTTTTAGGCAACAATCAATATCTTCGTACATTTTCAGAAGATGTTGATGATCATGAATTAGAGTGGCATAAAGACCGAGAAGATCGTATAGTTGAGGTTATAGAGAACCATGGATGGGAGTTTCAGATGGACAATGAACTTCCAATACACCTTGAAAATACGTTATTTATACCAAAAGAAACATATCACAGAGTTATTAAAGGAACTGGTAAACTTATTGTAAGAATAACAAAACTGTGAATATTTATAAGGTATGATTCATGAAAGTTATCAGATTTTTGCACAATTGCTGTTGGAAGGAGTCGATTTTAACGACCCCTGTCTTATTTTCAGAATAAGTCCACCAAACGCAAAAATCGATCATTATAATTTTTCGTTGAGATCTGGATACACATGTCCTTTTGCTAAAAAGTGTTTGACTAAAGTTGAACGTGATCCAAAGACAAAAACATCTAAGTTGAAACGGTCACCTAGTTCTGAATTTCAATGTTTTTCTGCAAGTCAAGAGTTAATGTATCCAGATGTTTATTTGCAAAGAGAATATAATGAAAATTTAGCAAAAGCCCGTTTGAAAAGTGGTGGTCCGGTTGCTTTTGCAAAATCAATGATTGCTGCAATTTCTGAAAATTTACCACGTAGTGCTAAGTATTTTAGAATTCACATTGGTGGGGACTTTTTTAGTAAGACATATTTAGACGGGTGGATTTTGGTTGCCAAAGCATTTCCAGATATTGTTTTTTATGCATACACCAAGAGTTATCCATATTTTAAAGATTTGTCATTGCCTGTCAACTTTTTGATTACACATTCTTTGGGAGGAAAACACGATGGTGAAATCAAACAAAAGGGTTTGAAATTTGCAGCAGTGGTAATGTCACCGGAAGAAGCTGACAGTTATGTATGGAAAGACAAAGCTGGTGGTGAACATACTGGGTTGGAAATCGATCATGATGATACTCATGCTTATAAAGATGATAAACCGTTTGCGTTATTGATTCACGGAATGCAAGCAGCAGGATCACCAGCATCCAAAGCAGTTAGTGCGTTGAAGAAACGTGGAATTAAAGCTGGATATTCCAGAACCGACATGAAACGACTTCCTACTGGGGAGTTACCTAAATAAATTTAAATCAAATGAGTGCTAATTTAGACCAAGATAGAGTAAGATGGCCCGGCAGCGGTAGTTCTGTGCCGGGACGAACGCCATTTGGGTTTTACGACACTGATGCTCGTTTTGTGGCCGATTGCAGTAGCAGTGCGGTCTGGGCAGCGATCCGTTTGGGTTATCCCATCGAAGACATCGAAATGATCGATTTGAACTTTTATGCAGCATTTGAAGAAGCTGTAACAGAATATGGTTCACAAATCAATCAATTCAACATTCGTAACAATTTGTTGTCACTGCTTGGACAATCTACATCAACCGTAGTTAATGGACGTTCTATGACGGGCGATCCGTTGCCATATGTGATTAAGTTGTCAAAGGGATACGGCAGTGAAGTGGGTGTGGGTGGTAATGTTGATTGGAAGAAAGGTAGCATCGATGTTGTTACCGGTCAACAAACATACGATTTACAATCATTGTATGAACAAGCATCTGGATCTGGAAATCGTATCGAAGTGAAACGTATTTTCCACCATGGTCCTCCTGCATTTGCTCGTATTTATGATCCATTTAGTATGACCGGTATGTCATACAGCAACGTGTTGAATGAAATGGGGTTTGCTGGATATAGTCCTGCTGTTCAATTTTTGATGACACCGATTTTTGAAGATTTGCTTCGTGGTCAAGCAATTGAGTTCAACGATATGGTTCGCAAGAGTAGTTACAGTTTTGAAATTGTGAACAACAAATTGAAGTTGTTTCCAATTCCAACCAACAACTACAAAGTGTATTTTGAGTATGCGTTGGAAAGTGATAGAGATGCAAATCTATATTACACAGGTTCCTCAAATACACCATCTGGTAGTATACCTGATCAAATTTCTGACTTTAGTAATGTTCCATATGAGGATGTTATCTATAGCAAGATCAATGCTCCGGGCAGACAATGGATACGCAAGTATTACTTGGCATTGTGTAAAGAAATGTTGGGTGCGATTCGTCAAAAGTATAGTACCATTCCAATTCCGGGTGGTGAAGTTACTTTGGATGGTGCTGAACTACGTAGTGAAGCAAGCACTGAAAAAGAGGCTCTACTCACACAACTTCGTGAGATGTTGGAAGCATCATTGCCTTCAAAGTTGATTGAAGAACAAGCAATGAAAGCTGACAAGAGCACTGAGATTTTGAAAAAAGTTCCAATGATGATTTATATAGGATAATCTATGGCATCACTAAGAGGAAGATATTTTAGCGCTCGTGACATCAATTTTATCAATTCCATCAATGCTGAGTTGATGGGTGATATTATTGAAACGTTGGTCACTGTTTTTAAGATTGCTGC